CATGCGTATCATTTGCAATAAATTTTTCAATAAATTTTTGATTTTGTACAAGGCCTCGGACAATGGTTCTTCTTCTTCAGGTTCAGGAGCAGGTTCAGGTGCAGGTGCAGGAGCAGGTGCAGGTGCAGGTGCAGGTGCAGGTGCAGGTGCAGGTGCAGGAGCAGGAGCAGGAGCAGGAGCAGGTGCAGGTGCCATTAATGGTGGAACATTTTGTTCGTATTGACCAGACATATTTCCAGGTGGAGAAATATTCTGTGCAACATCGACCACCTTGGTTGTTTCATTGTATGCATAACCAAATCCCATTTCTTTACTCGACTTCCATATCAATGCAGTAAAATGACCAGTTTGAGAAGAATAACCCGGATTATTGAAATCATACAATTTGATTTCGTCGTACCACAAATCAATGCTTTTCTTGGTTAACGCCATGACTTCACTTTCATAACCTTGAAAATAAGCAAGATTTTCACCGTAGGTTTTGTTAGTACTGTGTTCAAATAAGCTATTTGTAGCCAAATATGTAGCCCAACTATTTGAAAATATAGAAATGGTATCATTCCAAGTCATATCAGGACATCCATGCAATCGTCGATATTTGTTTACATAAGATACTAGTTCTTGTTTCTCTTCATTGCTGAAAGTATGCTGATAAACAGACATTACTATTTCCACTATAATAGTAATGACTAAAATATTTTTGATAATTTACTGCTCGATACACAGTATGGTAATATGGTAATCGTGTGATATAACTGACTTGACGGTGAATATTCTATATAAAATTGAATAAGAAAGAGATAAATGCATAGAATGTACAAAATATACTCAACACGAATTATTCAAAAATGAAATCTGATCCATATGTGGAATATAGAAATATACCCGACGACAATTATGGATATTTCGTATCATTGAATGAACACAATGAAATTATGCGCTATTCAAATAATGGTACTGCAATTTATTGCTGCGAAGACCCTCCAGCAACTCCTATAAAAAATTTAAAATCATCAGTTGAGCATGCAAAAAACGAACCAAACGTTGTTGCAAATCTGCAACACAAATTCTCGGAAAATGTCACTAGAAAAGTACATTATCGACAACACGTATTTGATTTAATCTTTGCAATACTTGCTGTAATCTTCTTTGCAATTACTACGTTATCTGTATATTTCATTCTGATTATCTGAATGTTCATGTGCCTTCCTCTGTGTTACCATTCAAAAAATTGTACAACAAGTTGTCTGGATTATGATTTTTTACTTCTCCACATATGAGCAAAGCAGTTTCATACATCTTACGCAATACATCGTTGGGTGTATTAGATCCAACTTTGATAAATCCGTTCTTGATCAAATAACTTCTGACATCATTTATGGGAACCATTTTCAAATGCTGTATTTGATTGCTCACATGATTGCGTATAGTTTTATTCGAGACGAGTACGCCAATTTTTGAATAATACTTGGAACGCCCCACTTTATGTTTTCGGCGGATTGTTTTGCGCTGTTTTAGTTTGCGTGATTTCTTAATCGGCTGCGGAATGATAGTCGAGGTTGGTTGTTTGTTATACAAGGACGGAAAACGTGTAGAAAGAGTTGGTTGAACAGTTGGTCTATTTTCAGTAGTAGAATTAGAAGCAGCAGCAGAAACGGATGGCTGATTATATATAGTACTGCGCTGCATATCGCCTCCTATCGTGAGAGGTTCTCTGTTAGACACAGTCTTATTCATATAACTGCGATAAGTCGGTAAATTTCCATTTTTCAAACAACCATACGCTGGGGTGGAGGTTGTTTCTAACTCATTTCGCACGTTTTCAATCGTGTCGCGCGCATTTGTCGCCGCTGAATAGGGTTCTATTGATGGATGTGCGCGCAGAGTAGCATTATGAGGACTGACCCGTGTTGAATGCTTTTCTGCAATGGTATTCAAGTAATTCTTCGCTTCATCAAATTCTTTATTGAAAGACGATACGTGGTGACTGCTGGTCGGTTCATTTTTTGTTAGATTAATTTCTGTGTCGTATTGTTTTTGTTGTTGTTGACGTATCAAATTTAACAATGATTTTTTTCTCAATGTAGTTGCCTGGCTTTTCGACTTTGTATTTCGAATGCGTATGTTTCCCTCTGGCTTTTCTGTTTTTTTCTTTTTGGATTTATTATTGGAAAATGAAAAATCAGATAAATTGATCTTCAATAATTTTTTTTCTTCCATTTGTATCTTTATATTGTAAAAGTATAATGTCTTTGTATATTCTTACGCTATAAATATTTCTAAATAACAATTTTATACATACATTGCTTGTAACGAAACAGAAGTAGTCTTATTTTTTTGTTTTTTCTTATTGCTCAAAAATAATTCTTGCCCTTCATTTACATCACATATTGTAATCGTTCGAATTTCTTCTTCTGATTTTCCGTATACTCTGCGACTATGTGCAATTTTTGTATACATCAACAACAATTCCATGTCTCGTCCAAAATGCGGATAGTGTTCCATTCTGGTTTCAAACCATGCATTCAATTCATCTGACGTTACATCCGTTGTCCATTCTTGTTCTAGAATTTTCTTATGGAATATCTCCTTCAACTCTTTATGTGTATAAGAATCCGTATAAAATCTCCATATAAACCTAGATTCCAACCCTTTATTTACTCTGAAAAACGTATTATTCAATTCGTCTTCATATCCAGCAATGATTACCATTAAATCGTCTTTATGATCACTTAATGATTCGCACAATGTATCCAAACATTCTTTTGAATAACTATCACTATTCTCACTGGTATCGGGCGCGAGAGAATAGGCTTCGTCAATAAATAGTACACCACCAAGGCTTTCTTCAACAACCGTTTTTGTTTTCATAGCAGTTTGACCTAAATATCCAGCAATCATGTCAGAACGAGTAACTTTTTTGAACACGTTATTTTTCAATATGCCTAGTTTTGAATACAGCGTTCCAATGATTTCTGCGATTTCTGTTTTGCCTGTACCTGGAGCACCATAAATAACTGTATGTTTAAAGTCCGACGTATTTTTGCCCTCGTGTAGTTTCTGTATGAAGTATAATAATTGGTATAAAATTGTCTTCTTTAACTCCATCATTCCTATCATATTATTCAACCGATGCAATTCATCTTTGATATTATGCAATGATTGCAAATCGATGTTGTATTCGGTTGTCTCACTTACTTCATAACTATCAATAATGCGAATTAAGTCCTCAATGGCGTTAATATTGGTATCGATAAACACCTTCTTTTTCACGGAACTAATTGGCGACGGAGGAAGCGCCATATGAAATTCATTGTTTGAAACATCAAACTGAAATTCGTTATTTGTTTTCCACAAGTCGTAATTGCTTTTCAAATTAGCATCCTTGGCGCTGTTCCAATTCGACTGCGAATAACAATCATAATACATATTGCTTGGGCTGGATATCGGTTGATGATGTACCGAACTCAAGTGTTGTAAGTGGTCTTGATAAAAATTGTTGTAATAATAATTCGTTAATATGTAATTATTCAATAAATGATAATCAGCTAAACTTGTATCGGTTTCATCCTTTTTATGGAATGCATCCAAATGATCAATAAAGTAGTTATTCATTCTAGGCATGTATATAATGATAGGTTTAACTCGATTATATAAAATTGATTTTATGGTCACCACAACATGTAAATGTAAACAATCATGGAATACAAGATGGAATCCGCACAAAGTGGGGTATATTCTACAAATTTGAAGAACATTCAACCTAACATGGACCGCATAAAAAGCGAGGATCCATTAATTGACTACGACAAAATCAACACGACTAATTTTGAATCGGAAGATGAAATCGAAAAACGCATATTGTCTCATATTGGGAATTACGTTGAAGAACCGTTCAGTCTCATTGAATCCTATTTTGCCGGAAAACATCTTGAATGTCTCGTTCGTCATCAAACGGAATCGTACAACCATTTCATCAATTATCAAATCCAGCGAACAATTCAAATGTTCAATCCTGTAAAAATACACTCTGAAAATGATTACGTACCCGAAAAAGACAAATATATGTTAGATGTAGAAATCTCCTTTGAAAATTTCAAATTGTATCCTCCCCAAATCCACGAAAACAATGGAGCAACGAAGACTATGCTTCCACAAGAGGCGAAACTTCGCAACTTCACGTATGCATCCGGTATGACGATTGATCTGAATATCAAATATATTATTCGCAACACCGACAATATGGAAAATGAAAAGATTATCGGAAAAAAAATACCAAAAATCAATATTGGAAAAATGCCTATTATGTTGAAATCATCTATATGTACACTCACACAAAACCCTCACATTGACCCACGCATGACCGGCGAATGCCATATGGATTGTGGTGGTTATTTTATCATCAAAGGGTCAGAGAAGACAGTGCTCGGACAAGAGAGAGCGGCAGAAAATCGCATTTATTGCTTTGATGGTAAAAATACTACCAAGTGGAGTTGGTATGCTGAAATCAAATCCGTTCCTGATAACAAATGTATTTCTCCAAAGCAGATCGAGATGATGATTGCTACAAAAAATAATGGATTTGGTCACGGAATTTATGTAAATATCCCGCGTGTTAGACAGCCAATTGAACTATTTGTTGTATTCAGAGCACTTGGTGTACTAAGCGACAAAGACATATGTAAATATATTGTACTTGATATCGACAATCCAGATAATGCAACTATGCTACGGTTGCTACAGGCATCGGTAATCGACGCAAAGAATTGCATGCTGAGAGAAGATGCAATCGCGCATATCAACAGTTACGTCGCATATACTCCATTGAACATGGACAAAGAAATGGGTGCTCGCAAAAAGCACGAATTTACCATGGACGTATTGAATAATGATTTGTTTCCCCATTGCAAGACCCAAGAACAAAAACTATATTTGCTTGGTTATATGGTGAATAAAGTCATTCGAACGTCCCAAGGTCTATTGCCTACAGACGATAGAGATTCATATGTAAATAAGCGCATCGAATTGACTGGAACACTATTAAATAATCTGTTTCGCAACTATTTCAACAAATTGGTAAAAGAAATGCAGAAGCACGTTGTTCGTGAGATTAACAATGGTTCGTGGAAATCATCAGAAGACTACGAAAATATCATCAACTCTACTAATATTTACAAAATAATGAAATCGACTACGATTGAGAATGGTATCAACAGAGCACTATCTACCGGCGATTTCAGTATCAAGCAGTCCAACAGTTCAAAAGTAGGCGTTGCACAAGTATTGAACCGACTGACCTATGTATCCAGTCTTAGTCATTCTCGTAGAATTAATACCCCCTTGGAGAAAAGTGGCGAATTAATTGCTCCTCGAAAGTTACACAATACTACCTGGGGTTTCTTGTGTCCGGCTGAAACCCCAGAGGGTCAGTCAATTGGTGTAGTGAAAAATATCAGTTATATGGCGCACATTACTATTCCAACAAACAGCAGTTCATTGTATCAGTATATCAAACCTTACGTCATCGCATTCGAAGATGAGGCATTCGCCAAACTCCCTTCTATTCAAAAACTAGTAAAGGTGTTTATTAATGGTGCTTGGGTTGGAATTACAGAGGATCCACTCACATTCTACAATGATATGAAAGACAAGAAATATAGAGGCATTATCAACATCTACACGTCTATCATATTCAATTACAAACGTCTTGAAATCCGTATTTGCAATGATGGCGGTCGCCTAACACGACCTATATTGAAAGTGAGAGACAACAAAGCTCTCCTTACAAAAGAAATTGTCGATAGGTTAGAAAACAAAGAACTGGTATGGAATGACTTGATTACTAGTTGTGTATTGGACGAATCGGTGATAGAATATATCGATCCAGAAGAACAGAATTATAGTATGATTGCGATGAAGTGCAAAGATAAGTTTATGAAACAAACAAAATACGAGGGTTATTTCAAGTATACTCACTGCGAAATTCATCCTAGTACCATATTTGGTGTATTGGCTTCGTGTATTCCATTCCCAGACCACAATCAGGCACCCAGAAATACATATCAATGTGCGATGGGCAAACAGGCAATGGGTGTATACGCAACCAATTATGATAACAGAATGGACAAGACAGCCTATGTATTGAATTATCCTAGTCGACCATTGGTAGACACGCGACTGATGAACTTCATTCATTTGAACAATATTCCATCGGGCACGCAAATTCATGTTGCTATTATGACTCATACTGGTTACAATCAGGAAGACAGTGTTCTTATCAACCAAGCATCGATCGACCGAGGACTATTCATGGCGACTATTTATCACACAGAGAAAGATGAAGATAAGAATATTATTCGCGATGAAATTATTCGCTGCAAGCCTGACCCCAGCAAGACACGCAGTATCAAATACGGCAACTACGAAAAGTTGAACAATCAGGGTTTTATCAACGAAAACGAGCGTGTGGAAAATAGAGACATTATTATTGCGAAAATCGTGCCTATCAAAGAGAACAAAAATGACTTGACGAAGGTAATCAAGTATGAAGACCAGAGTAAAACATTCAGAACAAACGAAGAGTCGTATGTGGACAAGAACTATACAAACCGAAATGGTGATGGTTATAACTTTGCGAAAGTGCGCATAAGGACTTTAAGAAAGCCTACCATTGGAGACAAGTTTAGTTCAAGACATGGACAAAAAGGAACGGTTGGTAATATTATTCCCGAATGTGATATGCCTTTTACAAAGGATGGCCATCGTCCAGACATTATCATTAATCCTCACGCAATCCCTTCTCGAATGACGATTGGGCAGTTGAAGGAGACACTTCTTGGAAAAGTATTGCTAGAAATAGGAATGTTTGGAGATGGAACCAGTTTTGGCGATCTAGACGTGAAAACCATCGCAACTGAACTGCAAAAACTTGGATATGAAAGTTATGGTAACGAGATCATGTATAATGGCCTTACAGGCGAGCAATTGGAAACCAGCATCTTTATCGGTCCAGTCTTTTACCAGAGGTTGAAGCATATGGTAGCCGACAAGCAGCANAGNAGNTCAATTGGTCCTATGGTGAATTTGACCAGACAACCAGCTGAAGGTAGAAGTAGAGATGGTGGCTTCAGAATAGGCGAGATGGAACGTGATGTAATGATTGCGCACGGAATATCGAAATTCTGCAGAGAGAGGATGTTTGATGTATCAGACAAATATTCAGTATTTGTTTGCAAGAAATGTGGTATGATTGCATCTTACAATGACGGCAATGCGAACGCAATGTACGAGAATGCCGATACCACTATACATCTATGTAAGATGTGTAATAATCATACACACTTTTCAAAGGTAGAAATCCCTTATGCATATAAATTGATGGCGCAAGAACTTCAAACAATTAATGTAGCACCGCGTCTTATTACTCAATAAGTAAATTATAATTAACAATCTTTAATACAACAATGCGAACAAGTGGTCGTATTTTTTTGTATTGTGTATATAATCGATATACTTTTTACATCATGGATGATGATATGCCGAGCGTATCAGACAACAGTGAAATTAATGATATGAGACTACCGAAAGAGTTTAGAGGGGTTACTTTTTCAGAATACAAAAAAATATTAGTGCGCAATGAACTGGTAAGAGCCATGTTAAATAACAAAATCGAGCCTGCGTGTTATTGGACAGTAGAATTAATATGCGCTGGACATTTTATGGATGTATGGGAAACCATATTGTTTTTTGTTGGGAAATACATACACATCGGAAACCCAAAAATTGTTATTTATTTAGAAAAGCGATATGAGGTATTCCGCAGTATCCTGAACCAAGGCGAAATGATAAATGAACTGCAACTGCGAAACCACCCAACGATCCGAAAGTTGTTTGCAGAATTAGTGAGTGTTCTTGTTATGTCTTCCAAAAAAAACAGTTTCGAAGCAATCAAAATCAATCGCCAAGAAGAATATGATATTACCCAAATGACTGAACGATTGCTTGCTCCAAGTGTAAAATATGCATCAGATTCATTTATGAATGATGATCCCAATGAACTATATATCGCTTTGAATGAATTTGCATACAACATATCAAGCGACAGATTAAATATGAGGAACGCGTGTTATTGGGTGGAATGGATACTCGATTTTGACTTAATTTGTAGAAAAAAAAAGCAACCTTGTTGCTGTGAACCACGAGATTTTGTAAAAGTAGAAAGTAAATACCGAATTGATTGCATATGGATATTATGGGACATTCTGTTTTCGTATTGTGAAAAGAAAGATTCAACGTACATTACTCGTCTTCTTCAGTCATTGTTCCAACTATTTTGTATAAAATATACAACTGCTTCTTGTAAAAGGCGTAGATTTCTTCTCTATTTCGCAATATCCTTATTGACCGAACATGTACCAAACAACATTGAATTAGTTACAAATAAAACGATTGTTTCGAATGTAACAAATAATATTAATCGCGTATACAAACAACTGCGCGAAAACGAGCACGTACCAACTACTGACTATTTATTTGCNAATTTGGAGAAAGAAACGCAATTTGAAAATACAATGAGAAAACTTCAATTGGTCCAAACATTGGATACCGTATAAATGCAGTTATACATACTTATTCACCATCACTTCTTTGATAACATTGCGAACTATTTTATCACGGAACTGTTTCGTTTCTTGTTCACCAAACCCACCTAATGCGGCATTCGATACTTTCAAATATTCTTGATTTTGGGGAGTGTCGAATACATTGTACTCAGAATGCTCATCTGCCCACTTTTTAATGTTTTTGCAATTTTTGTTCGATACTTTGTCTACGATTTCTTTGAGTTTATCTTTTGAATTGTTCTCCTTTAACCATTCATCGTTCTCTCGAATATACAGCGTTTCTCTCTTCATATCAGTGCAGTGAAGTGGACGTTTATATGTATCAAGTTCTCGTAATTTATTCACCAAAATTCGTGAAATTCCGCCCGCATATCCTAATCTACCTGTTTCTGTGAGATCCTCCAAATCTAATTCCATGTTTTCCAAAAAGTCCGACATATTGATTGCATCTTTACATTGTTCATTCAAAAATAAATTCAAGTTGAACTTCTGATTGTTATTAATGTTTGTCTGGTTCTCTATATGGGGCCCGTTTGTTTTGACTGCCTCTATCAATTGTTTTTGTAATTGTTGGTTCTCTTGTTGGGTATCTTGGATTTGTTTGGATTGCTCTATCATTAACTCCTTGAATTCTTGATT